TCTATTTTGTTCAGACCAAATTACTTGATCAGATGTCATTGGCATTTCAGCGCCAACCATTCTTAAGAAACCTGATAACGTTCTGTTACCAAATCTTTCTACTTCTTGCTCATAGAGCTCAGGTAGATATTGTTGTGCGAAATCAACGAATGTAGCAGCTTGTGTAGGATCATTCCACTGTAAATAGTTAGTAGACAGTATTGATTGATCTTGAGAAGGTGCTAATCCAGCGTTCGTTACATTGAATTGTCCCATTATATTGAGTTTTTATTTTTTCTTATTTTTAATTTAGCACTATTTGCTCCACTAACGGCTTTAATTTTTAAACCGTTTAAATATACAGCATCCGAACTAGGAGAAACTCTTGGTTCATTGCTTATATTTTTAGATTTAGCATACTCAGTTTTCACTGCATCTGCCTTACCTTGTTCATAAAAGTGATTAGCTATAGTGTCTATGTTTTGTGCTGCAAACAAAGATTTGTGATACTTACTTAAATCAGTAATTGCACCTTCTTCATTTAAGAACTTCTTAAGAAAATTCGCAATATCATTTTGATCTTTTGCTAACTCTGTCGGATTACTAACTTGATATTTAACTTTTTTATCTCCTAACTTAAAATCAAAACCTTTGAAATCTTCGTTAAAATATTTAGTTGATCTATCAATAAAATCTTCTCTAGTTTTATTAACTTTGTCTTGCTCGCTATTATACCGGTTGAAAAATTCGGTAGCTTTTTGTTGTTCCTGAGTAATACCTGGTCTCAACTTGATCTCATCATAGTATTTACTTTTTGTTTCCTCTAAAAAACCACGTGCTTTTGCAACTTCCTCCTTTATTGCAAGCTTGCGCTTGCGTACAGTTTTTTCATCATCTTCTTCCTCATCATATGAAAATTGATCGTCAAGTAAAAAATCAACTTCTTCATTATTTAAATGGGGTTTAGATTGTTTATAAAATTCTTTTAGTAAAGAAACATCATCAACATTTGAATAGTCAGCGTTTAATCTAACATAGTCTTCAACTGTTCCGCCTGTATCTTTCATGAAATTAACTAGTTTGTCTACATTTTCAGGTAGTTCTACTTTTGGTTCTTCTTTTATTACTGGCTTTTTTATTTCTTCTTTCTTTTCTTCAATAGGTTCATCTTCTGTTACTTCAACTATAGGTGATTTAACTTCTTTTTGATTAACTATTTCTTCTTTTTCTTCTACAATCTCTTTTACAGGTTCTACAACCTCTTTTATAGGCTTTGTATCATCTTTGTCAAGATCAATTTTAATTGGTTCTTCTTTTTTAGACTCTAATGTTTTTGATAAATCTATCTTATTAGCTTTAACTTTGTCATTAGATAGTTTTTTAGGTCTTTTTTTCATTTTAAACTCACCTTCTTGTGGTACGCTTTCTTTATTTTCCATGATATGATATGATATTATATAATAATTACCTAATTATTAGGCATTTCAAAATTGGTTGGTAAAGTACCATCCTGTCTCTGTTGTATCATTTGGCTTTGTTGAGTAGCTTGGATTTTTGATCTTTTATCTTTACGATCTTCTATTTCAGCTTCTTTAACTTTCATAGCTTCAACTTCCATACTCTTCAACTCTTTGTCAAATCCATACTGTAATTGCATTAATTCTTTTTTAATTTCTCCTTCTTTTTGTATCTTTTCAAGTTCAAATTGAACTTTACTTTGCTCTAATTGCATTGTTGTTTGAGCTATAGCTTGTTGCTTTTGAACTTCCGCCATAGCAGCTCTTTCAGCCGTTTGAGCATTTGCATCAGCTTGAGACTTAATCATAGCTTGCTGCTGTTTATTATCGGCTTCTTGCTTTTGCTCTTGTTTTAATTTAAGTAGTTTATTAGCTAACTTTAAATTTTTAATTTCTCTAATATCTATTGCATCTGGCAAAGATATTTGTTGTTGTTGCAGAGCCATTTGTATGTTCTGCTCTAAGACTTGTTTTTCTTCTTCGTCAGGTTCTATCTCTAAGTATATACCAAAGTCATATAAATGAAGATTCATTATCTCTTCTAATGTCTTTACGTTATACAAGCTTATACTATCTATCAAACTTTCTCTAAGCAAATCAAATTGTATACTATCAGCAACTCTAAGTGATATATTTTCACAAGCTCTAAGTGTTAAAAATAAACTAGCTTGAAGTATATGTCTAGTTGCTACATTTGAATTAGCGGCTGCAAGTTTTTGTAAACCAACTAATGATTGTTTATCAGGTAAGCTACCATCTCTAGCTTCATTAAGACCTGTTACATCACGTATCATTTGTAAATAATACTGATAAGTAGTTATAAGAGATTGTATTTTACCTTGGCCAGATGAACTATTTAATTCTTGTATAGGCACTTTACCTTGATTAATATCTCCATCTTGAGTCATTGATCTACCTACAATAGAACCAGTTTGAAAATACATATTCAAAGCTTCTGCTGGATTATAATTAGTTCCATTACCTAAATCTACTTCCGCTAAACCATCAACATCCATAAACACACCGTCAGGAACTACTCTGGAAAGTACTTGCTGCAGTTTTAAGGAAGTTAACTGTATCATGTCAGCAAAACCTATCATTCTCTCAACTAAAGACTCTATACGACCTTTGTACATGTGAGGAGCAACTAGTTGATAATTCATGTTTACTTTAACAGTATTTGAATAAGGTCTTGTCATATTCTCTGACATACCCCATTGTAACATTATAGGATGACCTAATATTTTAGCTCCAGTATATAGAACCTCTATAGATCTTGATATTTTTTCAAAATTATCACTTGGCGGTGGATTAAAAAAATCAGGTTTTTCTAATGCTTTTTCTAAACCTGTATCAGTATACTTTATTTTATACACTTGATCAACGTAAGTCTTGTATTCAAAGTACAATACTTGAACAGTATTATTGTTATCATTACCTGACCAGTTTCTAGTATAATTAGTATTACCTGGATATTTCTGTATTTGAGCTAACTCTTCGTTGCTTAAATTAGGAAATTGTTTTTTAAGCTCAGGTAGACTTATATTTTTAACTTCACCAACGTAGTATATATCTTCAAAATTAGGATCTTCAGTATAAGACCATACTAAATTAGCAGGATCAACATAATCAACTGTTATTCCTTCAGACTTATTCCAGCTTGTTTTAACGGCTCCAATGCCTAAAACTACTAAATCTCTATTAAATCTATCTCTAACTAAATCGTATTTGTTTTTAGCTAAAGTGTTATTTATTAACTCTTCTTCTGCAATTTCTATAGACTGCTTGTAATCTAATTGCATATGTATTTCTAACTCTTCTTCTGTCTCAGGAGAACCCGCAGGAGCTTCTTTTAAGTCTATACCAAGTTCTTTTTGCATGGCTTGCATAAACTCTCTAGTTTGAATATCTCTAAATATTTTATTAGCGTACTCAGTTCTTTTCTTTTGTGAAGCTGGGTCTTGAGAATAAGCTTTTATATCATACATCTTGTCAGACATACCGTTAACAACTATATCTACAAACTTAGGTATAACAGGAACTGGTTTCCAGTCCAAGTTTAAATAAGATAAATCACCATTAATAGATAGCTCATCTTTGTATTTTTGAACATTTTGCTCACCTCTTGAATATAGTCTTCTTTGGTGAAAAACACTATAATTAAAAGAATATCTATTACCACCAACACCTTGACTAAACCATTCACCTTCTATAGCTCTACCAACTTGCAGGCCATAATCTAATGTCATCTTCTCTTCTTGAGGAATTACTTGATCTGGAAAAGAGCTTCTAGTATTAGTATATATCATTTATTTATTTATTTTTGAAAGAACACCATCGTTATTATACGTTGTTATTCCTAAATTCACTGTTTTTAATTTCCTATCCGCGATGGGTTTGTATTTGTTTTTATTACAAGCCATAATAGCTAAACCTGAGCTTATAGAAGCATCGTGCTTGGTTCTATTGTTTATATTAAACTTTCCCCAATCCTCTAAAGTATCTTGATGGTACATGTCTCCATAACCCTCTTCATTTAAACCCACATATGAGTCTATATAGGCTTCAATTGCAGCAGCGTGTGCTTGCTTTATGTCTTCACTTGAATTAGGTATTCCACCAATCTCTTTTTCTGTTGTAGATAATTTGTTCCATACTTTATCAGGCCTATTCATTGAAAAACCTCTGTAGCCTCTACGTTTAAAATAATAAAGTAATCTTGGTTTGTTATTCTCGCATAATATTGGCATACCATAAAATATACAAGCCATTAATACATCTTCAAAGAATATTTCAGCCGTTTGTGGTCTTGATATATATTCTAAAAAGAAGTGATTAGGAGGTGCATCTTCCATACTAAACTTAGTTAACCCATGTAATGCGCCTTTAGAACCTCTGCCGTCTACAGTTCCTGATATATCATAACTATCACAACCAAAAGCGCCAATATGATCATTACCAGGATGCTTACTTCCATTCTTTAATATCACAGAATTTTGTAATGTTTTAGGTGGAACCCAACTAATATTAAACCTACCGTTTTTATTAGGTGTAAATATTACTGTTGAATCTTTCACTCCGTTGGCCCATTGAAAACTACCTTGAGTAACACTAGTTGAATTACTTAAGTTTTCATTGTAATCTACTTGTTCATATATTTTAGTCAGATTAAACAAACTTTGTTTTGTCTCATCTCTAAAAGCATGCTTTTCTGTTCTTGGAAATTGTCTGTAGTATTCGTTTAAACTATCTTGATCATCTTTAAGACCATCTACTTCATTCTCCCAATGCTCTATAACTCCTGTTTCAATTTCAATACCATCAATTCCTTTAACGATATTTTTTTCTCTAATGAAAACAGGTGATCCGTAAGTATCCATGAATCCTTCGTAGTTCCATTCCATAGGGATGAACATAGAATACAATCCAGAAGATGTTTGTCCGTTTCTATTTCTTTTTGTAACGTCTGAAGAGTAATAGAGTTTTTTGAAATTGTTTCCACCTTTATCTAATGCATTTGAAGTTGAGCCCATCATACATTTACCTACGATTCTTGATCCTAGTCTTAATGTAGTTTTTGTAACTCTCCAGTTGTTTAATATGTTATCAGGTCTTTCCCATTTACCACTTTCATCGTGAGCTAGTAGTTTTAGCTTTTCACCATCGTAGGAGTTATCACCTGTGTTTTTCCAATCAATAGTTGTATCAAGACCTTGTAATTCTTTTAGCTTAACATTGTCATCTAATTTACGTCTTGTTAACTTACTAGCTGGTACTCTATAAGCTAGTTCTGTCTTGGGACGATCCATACCGTCTTGAATCGGTTTGAAGAAAAATGGATAATTGATAGATATCGGAACCACTTTATCTGTAAACATTTTCTTGGCATCAGCTCCTGATTTAGATAATATACCAAATCTTGCATCTGATGATATTGTTGCTTGGTTAACGAGCTCCGCAGAAGACATGAATGAAAATCCAGATCGTCTGTTTTTAAGATAGCACATTCCATAACATCTATCATCTGCTTTACATGCTTCCCAAAATATAAAGAATAATCTATTTGCTTCTCTATAGTCGGCTGCTCCAACATCAATTTTTGACCATTGCAAGTACATGTAATGAGTGCCAGTAATGTAAGTAGGAGTACCATTATTGTAAAACCAAAATCCTTTTTCTCTTCTAGTAAATTCTTTATCAATGTAATCATACCACTTTTCTTTAAATTCAGTGTCATAATCTTCCCAGTCAAACCTAGATTTAATTCTATTTAGTTCTTTTGGATACTCTTGCCTTTCCCATCTTTGTTCAGCTTTACTTTCGCTTCGTTTAAACGGTTCATTTGTTGCTGGTAAAGCAATCCTGAGATTCTGTATTTCAATAACTTGTCCAATTTGTCCAGTTTTGCTTATTACTATAAAGTCATAATCAGAGTTATAACCATACTCCCATTTTTTGAAACTATTTTGCTTCTTTAATATCTTAGGGTTAATTAAATCTTTAACCTCTTTCCATAGAGTTTGTCCGTAACTCATTTACTTCTTCCTTCTGCAAAACCTTTAAAAGACTTTTCTTCTTTAACTTCTTTTGGTTTTTGATTTAATAAATCTTCTTCTATTTGAATCTTGCTTAATATTTCAAAAGCATCCATAATAGCTAATTTCTTAGTAGCTGCAGCATTTTTTAATCTATCAGCACTTACATCATCTTCTGAGTCAACAATCTTTTCTTTTGCTACTTTAATGAGTTCCTCAATAGCTTTTTGCCCAGCTTGGATTATACTCTTTTTCGTTTCCTTTACGTTCATGCTTTATTAGGATGTCTTTAGATTTCATACAATATAATAACTCACTGTCTATAACAAATTCCCACTGTCTAGAGTCTGGATAACTAACTAAATCACCTTCATTAATACCTAATGATTCTAGTGATTTATTACCATACTTTAATATACCTAAATTAGGCAAAACAGCTATAGTGTCAGATTCAATAGGCTTTACAAGACATCTATCTAAAAAAGCTTTATTAACACCATTTCGTGAGTATAAATAAATTTGTTCTGGATTACAAAAATATAAATCTTCTTTAAAATAAGATCTACTATTTTTTTGTCTACCTTTCATGTCATAATATCTTCTAAAAATATTATGATGAACATAAACAATATCACCAATTTTAATATCTAAGTTGTAAGCTTTTGGTAAACTTATTATTTTAGCTTTTTTATTTACAGACTTAAAAGTCTCTATTTTAGTATTTAAAACTAGTGTTTTATTGTTTATTTTTTTTTCATTGTTATATCTTTGACCTAATGGCTGTATGATATAATCATAAATGCTATTCATGGTATTTTAAGTCGAATTCAACAGATATAGCCATATTTCTATTAAACTTCTTCCAAGGAAGGAGTTCTTTATTTTTAATTATAAATATATTATAAGATTGATCTTTTTCTTCAAATATTATATTATTTATAATATGACCTCCATAAACTTCCTGACCAATAGAATAATGCATTGCTTCATTCTTGTAGTCAGAGCCTATACTAATCTTCCTTATTACCTTCGACATCAGTTTCTATTTCAGTATAAGTACCATCTTCAACACTAATATTGATAGCACCGTATTCCGCTTCAAGAACTTCTTTATAATCTTCGATCTCTTTATTAACACCAGCTACATCATGTAATAACCCATGTTTTTGAGTTTCTAATATACCTATATTATTTATAATTTCGCTTAATTGTTTTTGTTGTTCTTGAATTAATAATAATTCGTCTTCTTTAATTTTCATTTGATTTGATTTAATTGTTTATTTATTCTTCATCGTCTGGTGGTATAGGTGGTGGAAATGGATCTATACCATGTTTAGCTAACTCAGCTATCCACTCATCTTCATCTATTGTTTCATCAATAAACCACTTACATAAAAGCTTCTGCTGAGGATCTACATAACCATAGCCTTTGACGTCATCTTCCGAGTCATCGCCATAAGCTATCCAATAAGTTCTAACAGCAGGATTGTCTATAGGAATATTACCACTCATAATCTTTTTTTACATTTATACACTATACTGGCATTGGTTCTGACCAAGCTGCAGTTGCCATTAATGCTAAAGCCTCGTCTTGATTCATTACATCACCTACTATTGGCAAGCTACCATCTGTAACAAAACTTGGAGTTACTCTGTAACTTAATAGCCCTTGAGTATTTGCTAAATTTCTTCTCATTGACTGAGCACTTTGCTGATCTACTTGAGAAAACAAAACTAAGTTTGTATCACTTAATTCAATTACTATATAACTTTTATTATTCATTTTTTTTATTTTAATATTTTAACTTATGCTATAGAAATACTACCTGTTCCAGCTGTAAATATTGTAACTTTATCTACTCCAATTGTTGAAGTTGATGCTGTTAGTCCTGCGCCAACTGTTATAGTGTTTGAACTTGGATATCTTAATATTACAATACCAGAACCTCCATCACCACCAGCAGCACCACCAGGACCACCAGCACCACCAGCACTACCAGTGTTTGATACTCCATCAGATCCAGGGGTTCCTCCATTTCCACCACCACCAGCACCACCTGGACCAGGACCACCAGAGTTGAAAATACCACCACCACCACCAGCTCTAGTAACTGCAGTTCCAGTTATGGATGACGATAAACCATTTCCACCTTTCATTGCAGCCGATCCCTGTCCGTTAGGTGGATTCACTCCACCAACTTGACCAGCACCACCACCACCACCAGTATAGTTTCCATCATTACCACCTCCGTCAAAACCTTGATTTGCTGTTGCTAAGCCTCTGCTAGGCGCACCTACTCCACTAGTTCCAGAACCACCGCCAGAACCTCCATTTTGAGCAGGGCCATTACTTCCACCGCCTCCACCACCAATAGAAGTTATAGTATAAAATACAGAGTCTTCTCCTGCGTTTCCAGGGTTAGTGGCACCATTACCACCTTCACCAACTGTAACTATTACATTGGTAGATGCAGGTACTGATAAAGCTGTTTCAGAAGCACTATTACCTCCAGAAGTTTCATTGTTGTAAGAATTTCTATAACCACCAGCACCACCGCCGCCGCCCCAGCCACCACTTAAGTCAGGACCACCACCAGCACCACCGGCTATTACTAAAAAGTCTACTGTTAAAAGTTGGATTGCAGGCACATCTATTACTCTATCTAAAACATCCATATTCTCAGATAATCCATTTGCTGTAGAATAGGGAGCATCACCCACTACATTGTCTGACATTCCACTTGAAACTCCATTGTTTGAATATCCTACTCCATTTACAATATCATCATTTGACATAGTAGTGCTATTTGAGTCAGCATAGTCAGTACCTATTTCATCTAAACAAGTCCAATCATCGCCTTCAAAAGAACTATTAGAGCCTAATTGCCACCAACCTATTGGAGTAGTTCCAGAGAAATTATTTAAGTTACTTGGTACGCCTTGATTATAAATTTCAGTTACTTGAGCTTGTGTTAAACCAATATTCCATCTAGCACAGTTTGATAGCTGTCCATTAAATGGACTCGAACCAACAGATCCTTGAGCTGCAAAAAGTATGTTTGAAGTTGGAGTTTGTAAGGTTCCGTCTGTTTGAGTTTTTATGTCTGTTTGTAAAACTCCATTAATATAAATTTTTATATTAGTACCATCTGCAACACCTACCACGTGAGTCCAGGTATTATCTGGCATTACATCATTTTGAGTTACTGTTGTTAAAATATAATTATATCCTACGCCTGGAGATGTTCTAAATTGAATTTTATTATCATTAGCAAAAAAACAAAGTTGCCAACACAGACCAAAAGCTGGACTTCCTCCAGAATTTCTCACACCAAATACACCAGCATATGAGCCAGCTGTTCCAGTTCTTTTAACCCAAGCTGACAGAGTAACCGTATTTGTAGCTGCTGGAATTGTATATGTTTTTAAATTTGATGAGATTCCTCCAAAATCTAATGCGTAGGGACTATATCCAGAAGTGTGTTGTAAGTTACTTTGTACTAAGTTAGCTGAAGTCATATTAACACTTGTTCCATCTTGGTTATTAGCATAATCTTTTATTGTCCAGTTAGTACCATCAAAAGTATCTTGAGCGTTTAATTTATACCATCTCTGTAAACCACTATAAGAAGAAATGTCTAAAGCTGGACTTCCGTTATTGTATAATGACGCTATAGACTCTGTTCCTGTTGCTGGTAAGTTTGTCGAAAATATAGCAGCATTAGAAACAAATCCATTAATGGGAATTCCCCCATTGCTTAATGCTCCAATTGCCGCAAAAGATGGCGTTCTTAATACTCCGCTTGTATTTCCTTTATTAACGTTGTCAATATATACAGCTCCAACACCACTATTTTGAACTAAAGCTATATGATGCCATTTGTTTGTAAAATCAGATGTAACTAAGTCT